TGATAAAAATTCTAAGGAGATAACAGGCGGATTTTCCCGCCCTTCTAAAATGCCTTGCCCCGCCTTTTCCATTTCAGCGTTTCGTTGTAAAACAGGGGAAAAACTTAGGGCAATACCGGGTAGCACCTGTGAAATCTGCTACGCTACCCGCAATACCTACCTTTACCCCAACACTAAAAACGCAATGGAACGGCGTTTCCAAGGTTTATCTCACCCTAGGTGGGCGGAAGCGATGGCCTTCCTTATCAAATGCGAAGGCAACGCATTTTTTAGGTGGCACGATTCTGGGGACATTCAAAGCGTGGAACACTTGCAGAAAATTGTTAAGGTTTGCACGCTTACCCCTAGCGTTTCCCATTGGTTGCCAACAAGGGAAGTAGGCATTTTAGGGGAATATCTAAACAAGGGTTTTAGAATTCCTGAAAACCTGACCATTCGCCTTTCCGCCTTTATGGTGGACGCTCCCCCGCCTAAAGTTTTGGCGGAAAAGTTCGGTTGCGTTTCGTCCGTAGTTACTACTACCCCTGACAAGGTGGAAGCGAAGGTTTGCCCTAGCAATAAACAGGGGAATAAATGCTTAGACTGTCGAGCCTGTTGGGATAAGGCGGAAAAGGTTGTCGCATATGTCGCCCACTAAAAAAAGATTAGATAGAAAATGGGAAAGGTTGGGGGAATCCCTAACCATTTTCTTTTTTCTTTTTGGGTTTATTGTTTATTGCGTCTTCCTTTATCATAAAAAATAGTTAAAACTTTTTAAAAGTTCTACCCTTTTAAAAATATATATCAAAATATAAAAATGTTTTTAAACTTAAAAATATAAAAATCTAAAAATTTTTTAATTTTTTAAAATTCGCTATCATCGCTTTTCATTAAGTGTTTCCCAAACATTAAGTGTTCTATAAGCCTACCTTCTAACTTACCAACCTAGGTTGACCTGTATTAATTGCCCGATAAACATTGCATCATTATGAACAAGACACCAACACGCATAGATAAAACCATAATGGCGGTGTTTGTCACATTGTTTGTGACTCACCATCCGATACACCCGCCCCACGAACACACCCACATAGCAATTGTGGAAGCTAAAAAGCCAAAAGAAACGGGCAAACACAGGTGGGGAATATTAAAAATGGTCAACAACCATAAAGTTTAAGTGTTCGACAAAGGAGGTTTTTATGTCTTACATTAAGTGTCCGATGTTTAAGGACTATGACCAGTTCCACATTGATAACCCACCGATATGCGGTGTATGCAACCGGGATTTGATTGAAACATCCAACTCTCAAAAGATTGCATACGCTAAAACAACGGACTTTGACTGCGTGTGCGAGGCTTGTTGGCCTCATTTTGTCACGGCCAGCTTACTACTTGATCGTGTATTGGGTTCTCAAATCGCCAAAGGAAAAAGACAAAAATAGTCGTTGACCAATGGTGCGTTTTGACTAAATATAAGTGCTCAACAAGGGAGGAAACACACAATGATTGAAACGCCAAAAACAATAACAGGCAAGCGAGGGGGGTTTAACCTTATCGGAACTTTTCGCTGTTCAATGCCCCGGCTGTTGCAGAAGCAAAACCCATACGGATTGGATTGGGCCAATGTCGAGCTTACATATAACCCTGACCGCCTGATGTGGACTGCCCGGATTGATTGGCACAGGACAAGGGTGGATGTAGATGGGGAAACTGAACAGCAAGCGATAGATGATGCTTGTAAACACTTCCTTATTTGGTCGGATCAGGTCTTACACTCACAATACACGGAGGAACTAAACAATGAACACGCAGAGCAAGCAAGTAACGTGGGCTGAGCTTCAAAGCCAAGCCCTTAACCGAATCTGGAAAGGCACAAAGAGCGAGGCTACGGCTTCAGTCAACACTCAGAGTGCTGTTGAATTCTTTGGGGCTACAAACATTGTGGCTGACCTAGGGGTTCAGCAGATTGACGATTATGTTGACTCCCTGCAAACCAAGGGCAACAGCAATGCCACGATTAACAGGAAGCTTTCGGCCTTAAGCAAGATGCTGAAGTTTGCCTTGGATCGGGAGTGGATTACCAAGCTACCCAAGATTCAAAAGCGTAAGGAATCCAATGGCAGGGTTCGGTGGTTAACCAAAGAGGAGGAGCAGAAGCTTGTGGATCACTTTTTAAGTGTTTCCCGGCCTGATGTTTCATCGCTGATTCTGTTTTTATTGGACACCGGGGCTAGGGCTGGCGAAGCCCTTGGGGTCAAGTGGAAGGACATCTCAGGGGGTTTAGTTACCTTTTGGGATACCAAAAACAATTCCCCACGATCCGTGCCGTTGACTAGCAGGGTTCAGACTTTGATTGGCAATGGTACTGCCGTGAATGGGGATGGGCCGTTTTCTTCGGTCAATTACCCTGAGTTTAATTACCTTTGGCAAAAGGCTAAGAAAGCTTTGGGTTTTGATTCGGATGACCAGTTCGTTCCCCATTGCCTACGGCATACCTGTGCTTCCCGATTGGCCCAAGCCGGGGTTCCGTTGCTTACCATTAAGGAATTCCTAGGGCATAAGACCATTCAGGTGACGCTTCGTTATGCTCACCTTGCCCCAAAGCAGTTGGACAAGGCTAGGGAAGTACTGGAGCAAGCCGTATGAAGACCAAAAAGCTGGAGTGTGGCGGGACTGCCGTTTACGCCGTGGACGCTAAAAGCAAACAGGAAGTTCAGGTTGCCTATATTGGGCCGGGACTGCCTGTGGAAGTTTGGCTAGGGGAGGAAAAGAAATGAGAGGTGGATACTCAACTTGGAAGGACAATGTGGGGGACGATTACGATTCTTGGATGCAGAATGTATTCAAGCCTTTGGTCAGGCGTAAGGTCGCTTACATATTTGGCTTTAACTTGGATGAAGCAGAGGAAATCGTGAGGCATTATGACAATAAAAGAGAAGCTACAAGAAAAGCATAATTACAAAGAATTGTTGTTTGCCGATGGGTTTGACAAGGCAATCCTTGGGGTGGCTTGGGCGTATGACAAGCCTATGGCTGTGGCCTATGACAAGGACAAGTGCATTAAAATCCTTATGGAAAGGGATGGTATGAACGAGGCTGACGCAAGCGAGTTCTTTACTTACAATGTGGAGGGAGCCTATGTCGGGGAGCAAACCCCGGTGTTTGTGGAGCTAAAGAAATGAGTGATGAGATTAAATGCGTGTATGATGAATGCCCTTATTCTGGGTTTTGCAAGCGTCATACTTTTGCCATAAAGACTTTTGAAGAACCATACTTTGCCTTTCGTCCGCCAGTTCATAGTGATTACAAATGTACTATGTTTGTCCCAATTTCAGGATTGGCTGAGAAAATATATAAAGTGTCTGTAACCCCGGCAGTATCGGGGATTGATATTGTTTCCTAAAGGTGGGCTTTGTGGACACAGGGGTTGACCAGCAAGGCTTGGAATCTGAAATGGTTAAGATGGGGGAGGTTCGGCATAACGAGCAAAGGGCTAGGTATATTCAAAGGGAACTAGAGACAGCACGGCCAGCGGTTAACAGGCTTTTCTCAGGATGCGTTGGGGTTTATGCCGATGCCATAAGGGATTGGATACGCCAAGCTAAGCGGAAGCCGGGGACTCGACACACGGCGGTACGCCACTTGGAAAAGCTTGCTCCTGATGTCATTGCCAGCATATCGGCTAGGATCATTTTAAACTCTGTATCTACAAAGAAGACACATACCCGGCTTTGCGTAAAGATTGGGGAAGCGTTGGAAGCCGAAATAAACTTTAACTTACTTAAAAAGAAAAACCCCACTTACGCCGAGCGTTCACGAAAACGCCTTATGCGTACCAAGGTGGGATATGACTTCCGAAAGAAATGTGCCTACAGCACCATTAAAAGCATAGGCATAAAGGTTAAGTATCTTACCCCAACGGAACGCTTACACATAGGCTCTGTTTGTGCAGACCTGTTTATAAAGCACACAGGGTTGGTCAAGGTTCACAAAAAGTGGGAAAGCCCGAAGCGTTGGGTAAATGTAATTATTGCCACGGACGAATGTATGCAATGGATTACAAAGTTTGAAGAAGCCAAGCAATACCTTCAGCCTAGGAAGTATCCTTCTTTGGATAAGCCAAAGCCTTGGGGAAAGAATTCTGTGGTTGGGGGATACTACAGCCGGGAGGTGGAATACCCTTTTGTTAAAACACGCAACAAGCAAGTGTTGGAAGCCGTGGTAGGACGGACTGACCAAAGAGTGTTTGATGCGGTAAACAGGATGCAGGGTACAGGGTGGCGGGTGAATAAATGGTTGTTTGAGATTATGCACAATTTTTGGAAGAACGGCATAGATGACGGAAAAGAAGTTCCGATGAACAAGCTTTTGGTTTTGCCTTCCAAGCCAAAGGATGGGGCAAGCGTGGAAGAGATTAAAGCCTACAGCCGTCAGTCTGCTTATGTCTACAGCAAGAATGCGGAGTATCGCTCCCAAAGGCTTGCCTTGGCCCAAACCATATACACAGCACAGAAGTTTTTAAATGCTGGTAAGATTCATTTTCCTTGTCAGTTGGATTTTAGGGGAAGGGTTTATTATGTTACCGAGCACCTTAATCCTCAAGGGTCGGATTATGCAAAAGCGTTGCTGGAGTTTTCTGAAGGCCAGCCGTTGAATGACAATGAATCTCTAAGCCATCTTTTAAAGTATGGGGCAGGGTTGTTTGGCCTAAAGGGGACATTGCAAGATTGTACGGATTGGCTCAACAGCAATAAAGACAGAATCAGAAAGAGTGTTAACGAGCCGTGGAACTTTAGATGGTGGCAAGAGGCAAAAGAGCCTTGGCAGTTTTTAAGATGGTGCAAGGAATATGTGGATATGTTTGAACAGCCTAACTTTAAAAGTTACTTGCCTGTTACTTTGGATTGCACAGCCAGCGGTCTACAGATTCTTTCCCTTCTTACCGGGGATGCCGAAAGTGCAAGCCATACGAACCTGAATTACAGGCACGAACCTTCGGACATTTACGGAAAGGTTTTGGGAGAGCTACACATTTTGTTACGAAAAGATGAT